TGTTCCCAGCCAGACCTCGGTGGCCCCCTTCGCCGCATCCTTGATTTCCTTTACGGCCTTCGTCTTTCCTTTTAGAACCTCAAACCGCGGATTCCAGCCGCTTTCACGACCGAGCGCATCCAGTGATTCCTCCAAGCCGCGAACATGACCCATGCTTGCGATTACTTTCCATCCGTCCCCAAGATAAGACCGGATTTTCTGGCACTTGGCCGGTGATTCAACAATAAACAGACGCATTTTGGATATTCCTGTATGTGTCTAAGTATTTTGCTGGTATTCAAATTTATTTCATAAGAAGTGTCTGTGAAATTAAGAACTGTGCTATGACAGTATAGCACCAAATCGCAGGAGCCTCGTGGATATTACTAGTCAGAAGAATTCCTAACCAAGGACCTGCTAGAAGCATAGCAATTATAGGTTTTGCTTGAAAGGTTACAAGGGTGGGAATGAAAAGCATAAAGAAATGAAGGGCTATACTTGGTGTATAGTATCTAGCTCCTGCTGCTCTTAATCGCACATTCCATGCGACATGGCGCTCCCCTGTAAAAGCACATGTAGTTTTACCACAGAGGGGTTCGTTACGTGTGTCGCAAAGTTCATCATCTTTCACATTGAAAATGCGGGAAAACAGGAGGATTCCAGCAACAATTGACATATATACAAAAATCCACATGGGTTTCTCCACAAAAGCAAAGAGCCAGATATTCCAGAATACTGGCTGAAAGGAAATATGTAAGTAGCCAAGATTTGTTAGGAATTTATTCCACGGATCATCGCATTTATCTATGACGCTGTACTGAAAGAACTGTATAATTTCCATTAAAGCAAAGTACATAATGCCAATTCCAGCATATTTGTTCACATTTACGAAAAAGTATAATCCCAGCAATACGCCTCCAAGACCTATTGCTAAACTCATTGGTTGAGAAAAACACATTCACCCTAATTCTTCTGTTGCTTTTGTTTACGAGTCTGCTTCCGCCTCTGCTTCCTCTGCTTGCGGGAACGAGCAGGTTCACCACCTGGAGGACTGCCTGCGGGTGCTGCGCCGGCAAATAGTGCTCCTAAACCCGCTACTAATCCTGCGGCACGAGCAGCTAAACCCCGACCACCACCTCCACCTCCACCTCCACCTCCGCCACCACCTCCACCTCCACCTCCGCCACCTGCTCCGCGAACAACAGGCGGAGGAGCATTACCTGCTTGATACCTACGTGCCACTTGTGCCGGAGGAGTACGATTGCCCATTCTATTATTCCTCAATATATAATTCCGGCTTAGGGAAGCCATTAAATTCAGACGCAGTAACTGTTGTATAAGCGCCCATATTATCAAAGCGTAACCAATCACCTTCATCCATCTCGGGCATCATAAAGTCTTTACCAAGACAGTCTCCCGAATCACACGTCCGACCATAAATTTCTGCTGGATAGATTTTAGCAACTCTTCCAGAAATCTTTAGAGGAATTGGCTTAGGCCGCTGGTGGTCAAACGGAATATTGCTAAAGGACCCATAAATGCTTTCATTGATTGTATAACGCCAACCCTCCCCGTCAACGCGACGCTTCTTTCCAATAATAGGTACATATAATGTAAAAAATGTAGAGGCAAAATACCGTCCGGGTTCAGCAATCCACGTAATAGAATTTGATACTGGACTAAAATATTTGTGGCGCGCCTTATTTATTTCGTAGGCACATGCGTGGAGTGAAGCAGCATCTGAAAGAAACCCCCCGCCGATATCAATTGTGTTTATAGGCTTTCTCTGATATGAAGAAAGCAGATTCTGAAATTCAGAACCCGTCTTAATCGCATTATAAAAATTCTCCGGTTTTCCACATTCTGATCCAACGTGAAAACTAAACCCGGAGCACGTAATCTCGTACTTCTGTAATTCCCGACAAATCTCCGGCCACCATGCTGCTGGAGCACCAAACTTCGCCGAGAAAGGCTGCTTTGAGCCCTTATCATCTACCAGAAGACGAACCATCACCGATCCCTTCCATCCATTCTTCTTGAGTTTCAATACCTCCTCAGGCGAATCAATAACCGTTGTTGTTACATCTAGGCTCTGAACTGCGCTAATTTCATCAATAATCTTGCAGGGATGTGCGAAGATAATAGGAATTTGCGATGTTGCTAAGCCGCGAACTTCGCGTACTTCTCTTAATGAAGCACAGTCAAAACCGCTACCGTATTGTGCCAGAGAACCCATTAGAATTGGATTATTATTACACTTTACGGCATAATACGGCTTAATGTAGGGAAGGGTTGAACGCCAGGTAGACCACTGATTCTGCAAGTTTCTGCGATGCCCCACGAAAAAAGCGTTGTTTTTTGTAAGAAGATTTTTCAGGAGGGATTCCAGTGTTGTGTATGTTATATTGAGCGAAAATTTTTAAGTCCTAACGCTCTTTTCAAAGAACGAACGGCAGAAAGAAATGAATATTGAGCCAACCATGAATATAGATGTTAGATAAAAGAGGGGTGGATAAAAGATCTTCAGGAATATAAAATAACCAGCTACAAATGCTATCTGGGAAAGTCCTTTAAGTGTATTGTCGTCGTTTGTTGCGTTCGTTGCGTTCATTTCTTTTCAGTTGCGATAACTGTCTCAGTTGCTTGTTTTTCAATTTTTTGGCGCATGGCTTCAAGATACTTTTGATAGCCGTGTGTCTTAATTGGGTCATATGAAGTGCCAAGCATAAGAGCACCCAGTTCATGCGCCCTTCGTTCAGTCGGAGACAGCCATGCTAGAAACTCTTTGATTTGGTCCATTGCTTTTTGTAAGCTGCTACAGATTTTCAATTTTATAAGTAGGAATGGAAACACCTGAAGAACCCGAAATAACAGAGCAGTCACTGCTGGGAAATGTCAATAATGAAAATCCGACGCAGGTCAATCAGGTTAACCAGGTCAATAACAATGCTAATGAGCCCGAAAATCCAGTGGCTGAGAACAAGAACAACAAGAGCAACAAAAGCAACAATAAGAATAAGAAGCCTGTTTTATACAATGCTGAATCCGAAGAAATTGTCTATAAGAATATTCAAAATCTGAGCCCAAATAATTTATTCGCGGTTACTTCGCGACTGTTTACTAATCCAAATACTCGTCACAGAAAACGCAAGAATAAAAGCCGCAAGACTAGAAAAACCCGCAGCCGTAAGTAGGGATGCTTCTTAAGCAACTAACACAAAAAGTAAAAAAGGCGAAACCTATTTCATTTTATAAACCCGGTCGCATTATTCGTGCTAGAAACACAACATATAAACTCAGCAAACCATATGGAAAAATCCGAGACGGCCGTTTTAGTCCACAACTTACACCTCAGCAAATGTTAGAGAAGGGAGTCTTTGAAGGCCGTTATATAAATAATGATACTGCGGAATACCCCCGTGAATGGTATGAAGCGGCTCTAGCAAGAAAGAAACTCAGTCCTGAGAATGCAGATGAGCAAATAAACATGTTTAAAATTAAAAGCCGTTTACCGCTATCACAATGGCGTTTAAATGGTTGGATTCCTTCCTCCAAGAAAGTTACACGTAGACGCCAGTATGATATTCTTTCCTCCAGCAAGAATCCCGACACCAAAGGGTGGTTTCAATGGTATTGCCGGTACTTTATTGGCCGCCGTCTACCTGAATTGGACACAGTCCAAAAGAAGCGCTGGATAGCATTTACACGCCACGCCGGTGCTGTCCGTAAGAATTGTACTGCTGGAGATCTTCAGTGCCGTCCTAGACAGAGACAAGCACTTCTGCAGTGGGCTTATCGGCCAACTATTTAACGACGAACTTTACGTGTTTTCTTTCCATCACAATCAACAGCGCGACCAATAATAGCACAGGCGATTCGTTTTCCGGAATGGCCTGTTGTTAAAGAGTCTTCTTCACCACCTTTACCTAAATCATCAGGATCTGCATGTACTATCAAAGTTCTGCCTAAAAGTTCTGAGACTGTGACACCCGCTAGTTTGTAACTATAGGTATGACCAACTCTACTAATATTCCCAAGGTCACCAGTGTGTCTTTCTCCCAATGAACCCGGTTCTCCTCCATGGCTCCTCTTTGGTCCCTTATTATAATGCGAACAGGCTCCTAAGCAGCCTTCACCGCGCAGATCACCATTTGTATGAATGTGAAAGCCATGATCTTTTCCAGCAGAAGGCAGATGGGTAAATTTTGCCCGTATAGTTAAACTACTAGTAGAATCCTCAAAAATTGCTTCACCTATGACACCACCTTCTCCTTTAAAGACAGCAACACCTTTCATTTCTATAGTGCGTTTAGACTTAAAAAGAAAGCCCTAGACTAATAATGTGGATGAGTCTGACTCAATCACATTGGTCTTATAGCTCAGTTGGTTAGAGCGTCGAGCTGTTAACTCGAAAGTCGTGCGTTCGAACCGCACTTGGGCCGATCCTCTGAAATAGTTAAACTATTTGAGAAGATATCATTGCTTTCTTGTTTTTCTCTGCTTTCTGTTCTTTCGCTTTCTTGTCTGTTTATTAGATTGATTTTCAAGCATATCAATTACCTGAATAAAGTCATTATATGTTACTTTCTTTGGAAAGCCCTCAGGTAAAGGCCGTGTCCAAATAGTGACATCTCTTGAAGACTCCGGAACTTTCCTTGTTGCTGTTTCAGCATAATGCGTCTGTCCCAAGTAATTGTAGGATTGACCCGGAACATATTCTTCATGCGCTGGCGTAACAATTGTTTTAGTTGTTGATGTCCAGCCTGTAGAATTTACTGGTTTTTCTTTTTCTTCTGTTGAATATTCAAAATAATCACTTTTAGGAACTATTCTTTCGGATGGGGTACAGTTCATATATTGTGTAGCATATTGCGGCATTCCAGCACATGAACTAGTCCTTTCTGTTTGATTTGGAAAATACTTATATCCTAAATTTGTATATCTCTTTATCAAATCGCTCTTTTGGGCTTCAATTTTCTTATTTCTATTTTGCTCAGCACGAGTATTGATTTCTTTTTTAAGAGTGACAATTTCACTTTCAAGGCTCATCATTTCATTTTGTAAGGGAGTTAATAATTTGTTCTTTTCTTGTTGGAGTTCGCTAATTTTTTTAATCATAGGATTATATTTTGGGTAAAATTCTGCTTCAATTTCTTTTGATAACTTGCTTTTTGCTAACTCCAATCTTCTTTCAGTATCTTTTTTGTTAAAACCAACTAGGCCTAAAAGCTTTTGAGTTCCAGATTTAGCCTCCTTGTATTTTGCTAATCTTCCATTTTTAATATTTGAAATGTAACGAATATTACGCATTGTATTCCTTGTCTCTTTAGCTAAATTATCTGCTTGAGCTGCCAGGACACCAATTTCTTGAAAATCATTTTCTACCTGCTCAGCTTGCGATTTTAGCATATTCAATTTATTTTGCTTTTCTTCTAAAGTTTCCATTCTACAATATTAAAATATTATTTGAGAAGATACGCTGTCACACCAGCCGCTGTTCCACTCAAGAATGTTCCCCATGCCATATCCACCAAAGTCATTTCCAGTGTATATCCCCGCAACGTGGCATAATTGGTCAAATCATATAAACCATACATAGAGAAACCCAATGTGGCGCCAATTACAAACGCTTTTCCTGGATTTTTGGCGACGCTGTCAGAAACCCGAAATACAAAAAACCATATTGCTAGAGCAATCAGAATATACACAGCCGCAGCTGGTAGAAATCGAATTGTCAACGGAGACTTCTGAATATCCGCAAACAAATTCTGATAGTATGAAAACCGAGATCCAAGCCATAAAGCATCTAAGAATAAGCATACCACGAGAATCAGGCCAATCTGTTTAAGGTCGGTGGCGTCTAGCATCTATTTACCTTCGGGATATAAAACGAGCCAACCATCAAAAACTAATGACAGAGGAGAATATTTCTCTTGAAGCCTATTCCAGCCTATTACAAGGAAGTATCACATACATTTTAACAAAATCCGACACTACATGGATTCCCTATGAATTTCTTCCTTCTACAGTTCAAACAAAAATGCTCCTTTGTGGTACAAATAAGTCTCCAATTTTCTTGACAGATTGGAAGTACATCTTACAGAATCCAGGAATGGGCGATTGGTCAGTTATTTGCTCAATTATCAAGCATCTTCCAGCACCCGCTGTACTATACATCACCCATGATATCCATGTTCCACCGCAAGCATTGACTTTTTTCCAGAAAGTTATTCCGAGTATTAGTTGTTCGGTTATTATTGAACGCACGGAGGCTCAACTTCCCACACTTAATTTTCCAACAATGGATACAATGTTTTTTCCCATTATTCCTGTTCCACAAATTCAAGCGATGAGTGCTATTTTCCAGCAGATTATTCGTCAATTTCCGAGTATAAAAGCGATTGATACAAATTCACTCTTACAGCAGGTTGCTCCCCTCAAGTTGGGTCTTGTCTTAGCAAAAAATACTGAGGGAAAATGGCGAATTTATTGGTATCGGCCGGAGGAATCTAAACCGCCTAACGAGGGGTTGTTGAAGGCGCAGATTGCATCATGGCTCCGGGCCTTTGCTGCCTTGATGGATTAGGCCCCATGCTGGGAGGTCCCATATTCGGATCAATTTCCGTATTACGAGCAAGAGATTGATAAATATCACTGCCATTAATCGCTATTCCGCCAACTGGAATAAATCCAGATGCTAGAAAGGTGGCAACATCTGTCTCAAACCGTGAAATATCACCCACAGAACCCTTAACAACCTTATAATATATAGGCATTTAAGTGTTTTAATTCCAAATTTATCTAATCAAATTTTAGCCCCCAATTTAAAAGAAACGCTTGCCGGCCTTGCGCGTGCCCTTCTTGGCCTTGTGGAAGAGCTTGAACGTGCCCTTCTTCGGCTTGTAGCCCGCCGTGAAAAGGTGCTTGACCGCCTTCTTGCCGAGCATCATCTTGCGGCGGCTTACGATGCGTCCGTGCTTGTTGAGAACAAGATCCTTCTTTGTTAAACCACCGCTCGTGTGGACAGCCGTTCCGTGAAAAACCTGAGCCTTTGATCCTGTAGTCTGCATTATAATAAGGGCAAAGATTTTTATGACTGGTCCATCGGCAAACAATTCTCCAGTAGACCCAAGGCTGTAGGAAGACGACTCTCCAGAGGTATGCTGCTTTTTACCACCTTTTCTTCAAACCAGACGCAGAAGACTTCCATATCCGCCACTGTATTCATGCTCTTAGCACGCTCAACACCCTTTGTTGACATTTCCTGATAAAACTTAGTATCCTTACGAAGACGCCGGAGAGTTCCAATAATTCCAGCAATATCATCGCGTTCATGATAAATTGCCGCATCTCCACAGGCCTCCTTGATACCTGTCAGGGGGCAAGCAATGACTACAATGCCGGAAGACATTGCCTCAATCGCCACCCGTCCATAGGTTTCCCATTCACTTAAGATGAGCAAGACCCACGTTTTCTCATAGACCGACTTGATATTCGGTGTATGCGGATAATAGGTTAAGTTCTCATAACTCTTATCCGTTATTTGCTTATCATAACCGCCCAGCACACCCATGAATTTAATGTCGGGAGCCCGCGACGCAATTTCTACAAGATGCTTCCCACCCTTATTCGCATTACAGTTTATAAGTGTTACAAATGTGGGTTTTCGCTGCTCTGCGGGAATTGTATACATCTTCCAATCAACGGGTGGATGTAGCATGATAGATTGATCTTTCCAATCCTCCTTATAATAGTCCCGCATCCAGGTTGTATTGAACACCACCCAGAATCGGTCGCCCAGCGGTCCTAAATCATTCCAGTATGTCCGTTTAATAGCGTATGTGTGGATACAATCCAAGAAAGCCGTTTGGAATTTCTTTGCTAGACGAACTGCGGCCCGCTTGTAAATTAATGTACACGCACCGACAACATGCGTCCGGGGAAGCAAGATATTCAGCATATCACGATTGCGCAAATCAAAACACCGGACACCTTCATAGATAACAGGAGGGAAACCGGGAACACCCACCCAAACTTCGTGCCCTCGTGCTATTAAAGCCTGATTCATTGCGTGTGTACACATTTCATTGCCGGAAGCCCAATACGGCGGATATCCATTCGTTATCCAGACAATACATTTGCCGGAGACAGTCGGCGCATATATATCCGATTCATTCCAATAAGGCAGAGCATCCAATTCTGCTCGGGGTTTACTCAAGAGATATGGTGGTCTTTCACTGATGAAAAATGAAAGAGCAGCCAGTGCTACACAAATGAAAATTATCTTATCCCATTTCATTGTCCCTAAAGTTTACGGGGGTTATTCTGGAAGATTTGACAGTGTCTTTACAACTGTGAGTCCGTGATATCCGAGTGCTGCGAATCCGAACATAAGAAGCATCTCAAAGAAGCGGCGACTGGTCTGTTTTCCATACCAGCCAATGACCATGAGTAGCGGAGCAATCAGTAGAACGTGAATTAAATTGACCCATCCACTTTCATAGTCTGCGCGACTATAGAACTTGTAGGCGTGATAGAAAAAAATACCAATACCGGTCGCACCGATAGCCATATAAGCAGAAGGCGGTAACTTTTCACGGGCTAGGCCAATATAAATTAATACGGGCGCAATTACAAGTGCGTGTCCAAGAGCAACATAGAAATGAGCGTCCATCCTACTATAGAGTAGCATCTTTTAGAGAAGCCGGTGGGTTCCGTATCCATTCCATCATCAGACCCATATCCGGTATCATATTCTCCGACACACACTTTTGCGCATACTTCATAAACCGGCAGATATTATTAGGCTCGTAGACGCCCGCCAAATGAAGAACAAAATCACCAGGAAGCCAAGCCTCCCTGCCCTCAGTGGGAAAGAGATAAGCATTAATACACTTGAAGTCCCGGCGAAGTTCAATTCCTGCTTGAATCTCCGCATCCCGCTGCCAGACACGAATCATTCCCGCATTCTCCCACCAGCCGTGGTATAGCAAATCCGTCTGTTCGCCTGTTTCTTTGAGCCAGCGCTTAACCACAGCCGACCCTCCTTTGGCAAGAATCTGACCGCTATTGATATTTCCGCAACCATCTAGCCACCAGGCGGCGTCTTTCCCTGTAGTTGAAGGACCAAAAATGCGGAAAATCAAATCCTCTAGCCGGATGTCAGGATTGGTCACTAGACTATCCGCATCCGAAAACCAAATCCAGTCGTATTTGTCAAGAAGGGAAAGAAAAAAGGGAATCTTTGACCACGGAATAGGACGAGTGCGGTCCCAGAATTCCTCCCCGCCGAGAATAAAATCATATCCGTGCCGCTTAGCATAGTCCCTCTTTGACTTAAATCC